CAACCCGTAACGGACCCGCGCGCAAAAATATGAGCCGGCACATGTTCGACCTATACGGCGAGGCTTGGGTCATCGAGCAGATCCTGGCCGAGCAGACCATCACCGCCATCTGCGCCAGCGTGGGCGTCTCGACGGCGGCGTATTTCCAATGGCAGGAGTCCGAGCCGGGCCGCATTGACCGGATCAACTCGGCGCGCACGAAGGTCGCCCAGTTGTGGGAGGAGCGGGCCGAGACGGTCATACGCGAGGCGAAAAACTCGTTTGAGCTGCAGAAGGCCCGCGACCTGGCCCACCACTACCGATGGCGCGCCAGCAAGATCGCTCCACGCAACTACGGCGACAAGGTGCAGCAGGAGATAACCGGCGCGGGCGGCGCGCCCCTGGTCGACGTTGGCGCGGGCGTGCTCGAAGCCCTGGCGAGGAAACACCGTGACACTGACGGTTGACCAGATCGCGCACCTGCGCTCCGACCTGCTCGCGTTCTCGCAGCACATGTTCCGCGCCCGCAAAGGCGCCGAGCTGCGATACAACGCGCACCAGGCCCGGATATGCGACGCACTGGAGCGGGTCGTGCTGGGCAAGTGCAAGCGCCTGGTGATCAACGTCCCGCCCCGCTCAGGCAAGACCGAACTCGCGGTTATCAACCTCATCGCCTGGTGCATGGGCAACTGGCCCGACTGCGAGTTCATTCACGCCAGCTACGCCAAGCGCCTGGCCACCACGAACACCTGGGCCGCGCGGGCCATCGTCGAGCATGAGGCCTTCGCCGAGATATTCGGGCCGCCCCAGCTGCGGCACGACAGCAACGCCAAGGACGAGTGGCGGACCGAACAGGGCGGCATCGTCTACGCGACCGGCGCGGACGGCACCATTACCGGCTACGGCGCGGGCAAGATGCGGCGCACGTTTGGCGGCGCGATCATCGTGGACGACCCGCACAAGGCCGGCGAGGCAACGAGCCCGACCATGCGGCAGAACGTGCTCGACTGGTTCAGCACGACCATGGAGAGCCGGAAAAACTCGAACGACACACCAATCATCGTGATCATGCAGCGCCTGCATGAGGAAGACTTGGCCGGGTGGCTGCTGGCCGGCGGCAACGGCGAGCACTGGGACCACGTGTGCATCCCGGCGATTACCGAGGCGGGCGAATCGTTCTGGCCGGGCCAGTTCGAGCTGGACAACCTGCGCCGCATGGAGCGGGCAAACGCCTACGTGTTCGCTGGCCAGTACATGCAGCGCCCCGCCCCGATCGGCGGCGGCCTGTTCCGGGACGACTGGTGGCGCTATTGGCGCGAGCTGCCCGAGCTGGATTACGTGACGATCTACGCGGACACAGCGCAAAAGACTGGCGAGAAAAACGACTACAGCGTGTTCCAGGCGTGGGGGCAGGCCAAGGGCGGCGCGGGCGTGTATCTGCTCGATCAGATCCGCGGCAAGTGGGAAGCCCCCGAGCTGCTGGTGCAGGCCCGAGCGTTCTGGCACAAGCACCGCGCGGGCGGCCCGCTGCTCCGAGCGGTCAAGATCGAAGACAAGGTGAGCGGGACCGGCTTGATCCAGACGCTACGGCGAGAGGGCTGCCCAGTGCAGGCCATCCAGCGCGATCGCGACAAGGTGACCCGCGCGATGGACGTGGCGCCCAGCATCGAGGCGGGGCACGTGTACCTGCCCGAGGCGGCGCCCTGGCTGTCCGGGTTCCTGGCTGAGGCCACGGTGTTCCCCGAGGGTGCGCACGACGACCAGCTCGACCCGATGATGGACGCCGTTTCCGACATGCTGCTCGGCCCGGCCCCGGCCGCTGGCATCCTGCTACCCCCGCGCCGGCGATAGGTAGTTGACGACCGCGCCACCTTGGGCCATAGTGACGCCTGGATCAACTGGAACGAGGCTAGAACGATGCCTGCGAAACTGCTCTATACGTACCAATTCGGCCAACCGTGGCGCCCGGCGCCCTTTGACGTCCCGCACGGGGGCAGCGTTGTTATCGAGTCGGGGTGCTTGAAAATCTATGGACCCGTCGAGCGTCCCGCGGAGCCCTGGACCGGCGACGGCCTGCCGCCCGTCGGCACCGAGTGCGAGATAAAACACCTCGGGCACGCCGGCGGGTTCCACCCGGCGAAAATCACCTATCACGGCCGGAACCTCGTCGCGTTCCAGTACCAGACCGGGAACCCGGATCAGCACGAGTTCGCCGACGAGCCCCGCAACCTGATTTTCCGCCCGGCCCGTACGCCCGAGCAGAAAGCCCGCGACGAAGCGGTCGACGCGATGCTGGCCATTGTGGGCGGGTCTGAGCGCCGGGTCGTTGAACAGCTGTTCGACGCGGGCTACCGGAAAGTAACGTCGGAACGCCAGGACGGGCGCACACCATGAGCCAGAAAGCCCTGTGGCTGCTCTCAACCCGCACCGGCCCGGCGCTCGTCGTCCGTGCCGCCTGCCCCACCTGCGCCCGGAACGTAGCGGTCGACGCGGCCGGGCCGGAGGGGACGCGGTATTGGCGCGAGTGTGACGTCCAGCGCGTGCACGAATCCGGTTCGGCTGGCGTGGTATTGCGTCGTGATCCCCCGTAACGAGATCGCCCTGGCCTTGGAGCTACGGGCCGAGGGGTGCTGTTGGAAGCGCATAGCCCAAGGGCTCGGGCACGACCCGGACGCCTTGCGGCTCACTGTGAAAAACGCGGTTCGGGACGGCTTTGCCGGTGACGCCCGGATCGCCACGCCAGAGTGGGCACTGCGGGCCGCGCGCACCATGCGGGCCAACGGGCTCGGCTGGCGGTCAATCGCGGCCCACCTCGGCCAGCCCGAGGCGAAGCTGCGCGAACGCTACTATCGACTGAGGAAAACCAAGCGATGAACCACCCCGGATACGAAACACTCGCCGCCGTGCTGCAGGAGGCGTTCGACCAGGCCGCGACAGGCAAGGGCGCTGAGCGGCACGCCAACGCCCTGCCATTTCACGAGCAGCCTATGCAGCAGATCGCGCGCCGCCGCGGCCTGGGGTTCCTGCTCGGCCAGGTCGACAAGAAAACCGAGGAAGCCCAGGGCATGCTCGAACGAGGCGAGCGGGCCGCCTGGCGCCGCGAGATCCTGGGCGCTATCAACTACCTGGCCGGCGCGTTGATCTACACAGACGGACTGTCCGAGTCGGGCGGGGCTAAGGAAACGGACGGTCCGGTTTGGTTTGAGGAATACTCAACGCCGATGCCCGGTCGGGAGGTAGTCGTCTGGAGCCGTAACGGTCGGAAAGTCTGCGTGGAGTGGGGCGCAAACTGCGTTTTGGAAACTGGCGACCGCTGGCGCTATGTCGACTAGCCGCCGGCTCGCCCGCGCCGCCCTCGCGGCGGCGTTGCTCGGCCATGCCACGTTGGTAATCGTGCCGATAGTAGTTGACGGGGCCGCCATCTTTTGACAGAAGGGCCCCCTCAACCACGGAGACGCCCCGAAATGACAAACGCCCAGATCATCGCCAACCTGTTCGCCAGCCGAGCCCGCAAAATCGAGTGGCGCATGGCCGAGTTCGGCGAAAGCTACGCCGAAGCAAAATCCAAAGTTGCTGAGCAGTCCGTCGCAGGCCCGGTGGTATGGGAAAAGCTCGACGCGGCGTTCGCCTAACTGCGCATCGCTTTGACCCGATCTACCAGGGCCGGGTCGAGCGGTTCGCCGCGGTCGTTGACAAGGGTCTCGATGACACTGCACTTGCAGTTGACGGCATTGCCATCTTGCGTATAGAACACCCGCACGTCTTGCGCCCCGTATAGGTTCCCGTGCCGCACGCGATGCGACTCCCGCGTGGTCGGGCTCAGCGCGCTAAACCACATCATCCGCGATTGCACGCCGAAGTCGGCGGCGGCCTGTTGCGCCTCGTCGAGCCGGGCCTGGCGTTGCGCGTTGCCGATCTCGGTCCGGGCGATCCGGTGGCCCCGGCGCGCCTCGATGCCGGCCTGCTCGGTCAGTTGCTTGGCCACGGCGCGTGGGTTCAGGCCCTGGGCGAAGCCATCGGTCAGGATGCGGGCCATGCTGGCTTTCGTCTCGGCGGTCAGCCCGGCCATGTTCTCGAACTGGCGTGCGGCCAGGTACTGGATCCGCTGCCGGTACGGGCCGGACTGGAGCACGCTGGCCAGCTCGGGCCGCCCCAGCTTGTACCGCTCGGCCTGGGCGCCGAGGTTGCGCCATGCTGCAGCCGTGCCGGCCTGGTAGCTCGGGACGACGTAGCCGACGGTAAACCACAGCTGATCGGCGCCGCCTTCGAGCAGGATACGATCGACGGCCCGATCGATCTCGGCGGTCATCACGGCCAGTATCTCGGGGTTTAGCTCGAATTGATACTGTTGCGCGTTGACCGTGACGACCGAATAGGGCACGGACGCCAGGGCGTCCCGGTACAGGCGCGCCACCTGGCGCATCCGGCGGTCGAAGTCGGCCATCGCGCGTCGTTCTGCGGCGTCCGTGCCGAGCGGATCGGCGTCGTTGCGGGGGAGGATCGGTTTGCCCACGGGTTACACCTCCGCGTCCGGCTCGACGTCCGGCAACGGCGGCAGCGCCTCGCCTTCGTTATCGAACCCCGCGGTATTTCTAATCTCAGCAGATGAAAACGGCACCGGCTCGCCCGAGCCGACAAACTCCCGGTTGATCAGCGCCATTTCTTTCGCGGCGGCCAGTTTCTCGGCCTGCGTGGATTCGGTCAGGTCGTCCCAGACCACGGCGAACTCGGACACCTTGGACAGCAGGCGCTTGTCGATCAGGTGTTGCACAAGCGTTTCAATATCGCCGCTCAGCTCGTCGGTGCGCCGGCCCTGGGCGCGCTTGTTGAAGCTGCGCAGGTCCTCCGTGCTGGCGCGCTCGCCGGTCTGGTTCCCTACTACCACCTTGCTCGGCATCTGCACGCTGGCACAGGCGGACTGCAGGGCGATATCGAAGTGCTGCTGCGGGTCGGGCACCGTGGCCACGAGCGGCTTGGCCGTACCGCCCTGGACCGCCAGCAGCACGTCGAGGCCCTGGTTAAGATCGCGGGCCGCATCGTTGAAGGCGACCTGCAGCTCAGCGGGCGACACGCCGTAATTCTTGGCAATGTCGGCGAGATTCACGTCCTTGTCGTATTCGACGGCCAGCTGGCGGGCCGCATTCTTGAGGAACGATTCGCCCGAGCCGCCGAGGATCTTTTCGAGGTTCACGAAATCGTTATAGCCCGCCTTAAGGAACGGCACGCCGTCGCGCAGGTCACCCACGATCACCACGCGATCCGGGTGGATCGATACGGACCGCTCGGGCGTACCGTCCTCGGTATTCGGGTCGACCTGGGCCTCGTTATAGGCCCACATGGTCGGCATACCGTAGTTCGGGCTCAGCGGGTCGGTGTTCCACTCGCTGGGGCGCATCTGGCCCTCCCACGCCGGGATCACTCGGACCAGCTTGCCGACAGCGCCGGTGATGGGGCGGTTCCACGCTTTGCCGTCGGCGATCTGCAGGATCAGGCACGAATAACGGCCCACCAGGCGGCGCCGGTCCGCATCGGCAAAGGCGCGCCACAGCTTGGTGCGCTTGGCCAGGGCGTTAAACTCGCGCTCCCACGCGGTCAGCGGGCGCTTGCTGTCCTTTTCGGCACCCTCGATCACCTCGGGGCGCGTTTCCCAGCACTTGCCGACGAGCAGCTGCACGACCCCGTGGGCAATGCCGTGCCGCTCATACAGGCGGAAAAAGTCGTCGAACTGCAGATAGTCGGGATAGCCGTATTCGCGCCAGGCGTTCGGGCGTTTCGCGTCTGCGGCGGTGCCGAGCGCGCGGGAGATATACGCCTGCCGATCGCGGATCGCGTGGTTTACGGCAAGTTCGAGTTGGGACTGCGGCATGGTCGGCGCGCTCCGATTGGGGGTTGACATAGCGCGGAGAATACTACACCTGTGCTACCCTCGCCCCATATCAAACCGAGGGCCTCGATATGAGCATCCGCGTCAACCTGCGCGCCACGGTCAACTCGGCGGACATTCGCCGCGAGTCGATCAACGGGCGCGAGCATCTGGTCATTCCGTCCTATACACTGCCTGCAAACGTTACTATGAACGGCGGCCTGTACCCGGGCGACGAGATCGACCGCAGCTATGCGAGCCTGGAAAACACGCTCGCCCCGCTCGGGCATCCAATGATCGGCGATCAGTACGTGTCGGCCCGGATGCCCGAAGCGATCAACGCCTACCACGTGGGCGCGTTCAATCGGAACGTAGAAAAGCGCGGGAACCGGGTCTACCTCGAAAAGTTCGTCGACGTGCAGACTGCCAGCCAGAGCGAAGGGGGCCGCGCCCTGCTGGCCGCCGTGGCGGCAGGCGAGCCGATCCACACGAGCACCGGCGTCTTCCTGCGCCAGGAGCAGACCAAGGGCGACGGCTACGACTGGATCGCGCGCGACATGGAGTTCGACCACGATGCCATTCTGCTCGGCGAGATCGGCGCGGCCACCCCGGAGCAGGGCGTGGGGATGATGGTCAACGTGGCCCAGGCCGTCCCGGTCGGCGAGCGCGTGCTGGGCGCCGATACCTGGGGCGCTCGGTTCGAGGCGCTGGACCAGGCGCTGCGCGAGCGCTTCAAAGAGCCCGATTCGTGGGTGTGCCTGGAGAACTTCGACAGCGAGCGGGCCGTCTTTTCCACGGCGGCCGGCAAGTTCTACGTCGCGTACACGTGGACCGAAGGCGCCGGGGTTACCATCGATGGCGAGGCGTCCCCGGTCAAATCAGAGACGGCCTACTTTGCGCAGAACGGCCTTGTCAATAAATTTTGGCAATGGATGCGCAACGCGCTATCATCCGAGGCGTCTGCACCCCCTGAACCGTCTGGAGATCAAGACATGAACCCCGAAGAAGTCAAAGCGATGCTCGATGAGCACGCCGAGAAACTGACCCAGGCGGTAAACGCTGCGGTCGCCCCGGTCGCTGAGCGCGTCCAAGCGCTGGAAACCACCCTGGCCGCCAACGCCGAGGCCGGTCTGGCCGAAAAGCGCAAGGCCGCCGCCGAGCACCTGGGCGTCGAAGTCGACACCCTGGCCGGTATGACCGCCAACCAACTCGACGCTGTGCTGGCCAAGTCGCTGCCTGCTGCCCCGCTGCTGGGTGGTCTGCCGCGCGTGAACAGCGCCGAGCTGTCCGACTACGACAAGCCGACTGCTTAAGGAGCCGCCGCCATGAACAAGACTTTCCTCGGCTCGGTCGAGAACAACCAACCGGAACAGGTCGAACTGCCGGGCGCCGCTGCGGGTATCCTGCCCGGCAACATCCTGCTGCGCGCTGCCGACGAGTTCAAGAAGCACGACGGCGCCGACGCGGGCGGCTTCGTGTACATCGCCAAAGAGGCGCCGAACAACGATGTCGACACCGCCTACGCGGCCGACGAGACCGTATTCGCCTACCGTCCGAAGTCGGGCGACTACTACCGCGCCCTGGTCGCCACCGGTCAGGCCCTGGTAGTCGATTCGCCGCTGACCAGCAACGGCGCGGGCCTGCTCGTGCTGGCCACCCCGGCCACCGACGTGGTGATCTGCTACGCGGACGAAGCCATCACCACCACCGCGACCACTGCGGTCGCCGTGAAATTCAAATAAGGAGCGCCGATCATGGCTTTCTATCTTGACGAGAAAATCATCGCCAATTCGGCCGGCGCCAAGTCGCAGTTCGGCGAAGTGGTTCGTCGCCGTAAAGGCTTCGAGCTGGCCGAGCGTGCGATGGCCACTAACCACGGCATCGAGCTGGCCGCCAACGAGGCGCGCATTCCGGCCGACGTGTACCGCAGCATGGATGCCCAAACCAAGCAGCTGATGACCGGCGACGAGGGCGGCGTGCTGCTCGACGACCTGCTGCCGCTGGCGAAGTCGGTCAACGTGGGCAAGATCGTTGCCGAATACCGCCAGGTATCCGACGCTGGTTCGGCCAAGTCCAGCATCAGCGGCCAGCATGCCAAGCTGATGGATCAGGTTGACTACGACTACGACGGCACCCTGGTGCTGATCCACGACAGCGCGGTCGGCCGTGAATGGCGCGAGCTGGAGGGCATGCGCTCCGAAGGCTTCGACGCGCTGATCGACGATCAGGCCGCTGCCGTGCGTGCCGTGCGTCGCCAGATGGTCGACAACTTCCTGAACGGCGCGCCGGGCGTGCTGTACAAGGGCCAACAGAGCTACGGCATCAAGAACAGCCCGAACACCCAGCCGTTGGACCTGGGCGCGGCCGGCCTCAACATTGACCTGACCAGCTCCTCGGCCACCTTCGCTCAGATCGAATCGGTGTTCCGCGCTGCGCTGAAAACCCTGCAGGGCTCGGCCAACAACGTGGAAATGGACATTTCGTTCCGCGTGTCGGCTGATATCTGGTTCAACCTGCTGCGCCGCGAGGACAACAAGTCGGACTCCCTGACCTTCCTCGAACAGCTGCTGCGTATGCCGGGCGTCCGCGACATCAAGCGCACCAATGGCACCAACGCGCTGACCGGGAACGAGTTTATCGCCCTGGCGCTGTCGAGCCAGTACATTCAGCCGGTTGTGGGGATGGGTCTGACCACCACTCCGATCACCCGTCTGACCCCGTACGCCGACTACAACCTGCTGGTATGGACCGCCGCGGGCCTGCAGATCAAAGCCGACAGCAAAGGCCGCTCCGGCGTCCTGTACGCTTCGGCCTAACTGGAGAGCTGAACCATGGCTAAGTTCCGACTGACTCGCCCGATCTGGCTCGGCGACCGCCGCCTGGAGAAGGGCGCCGAAGTGGAGTTCGACGGCGAGCCGACCGGTGTGTATCGCGGTCGCTGCGAGCCGATCGTCAGCGCGAAGGCCGACAAGCCCAAGCCGCCGCCCGCTCCGGCTAAGTAACAAGACGAACCCCGCCCCGTGCGGGGTTTTTCTTATATACTCGCACCATCCCGCCCCGGAGCGCGCCGTCATGGCCATGGTCTACCAATTCACGTCGCCCGCCCTCGAATCGCCGGAGGACATGTCGCTCGAATACGACGGCGCGGCGGTGCAGATCGTTTTCTATGACGGGATCGGCGCCCAGGTAAACCCGGTCGGCCAGGGTCGGCTGTTCTCGCGGCGGATGCCGGGCCAAGCGTGGCTTGAGGAGTACCCGTTCGCTGCGGACGAGTGGCGATTCAACGGCCCGTGCCTGCGCGTGCGGCTCGACCTGTCCGGCGTGACCGGGTACGTGTCGTATCGGGTATACGTGTGGCGCGTGGCCTACGCGCTCGACGTATCGCCGTCCGGGGCGTATACAGGCGAGGCGGCCCAGGTGATGCTGCGCGACCAGGCCGTGGCGGCGTACCTGACGTGGTATTCTGGCCGCATCGATGCACCCTTCACGAGGCCAC